ATCTAATTTATTATTAATTGTAATCCTATCAGATTTTATAGCATTTTGCATATATTGTTCAATAACTTTTGTAATGTTATCTTTGTACTCTTGAACTTGTTCTTGAACTTTTTCTGGAGCTTCTTCGCTTGTTTGAATGATTCTATCAATACAAAGTTTTGCCCAAAACTCAGGCGGATGGCCGCCTTCGTTTGTTGTATGAACTTCTATAATTCCCAGCTCGGGTCCAGCTTTATAACTCATTACCATTTGTTAGGTTCTCCTACTTTATTTTTTTTAAGGTGGCTGTCATGTTTATCAATTAAGACAGGCTCTTGATGCACTTTTTTTATATCTAAATCACTTAATTTTTTTACTTGTACAGAATCTTCGTTTTGCAAAACAACCAGAGGATCTGCAAGCCTATGATAACCGTATAGTTTTTGCTCTGCGGGTACATCTGTATCTAATAAACCGCTACTAGCAGCTACTTCTACTTGTATGCCTTGAGATACACACTTTGATAACCAAAATTCGCAACAAGCTCTTCCTGCTTCTGCAAAATGCAAATTACCTTTGTAAGAAAAATCTATACCAAATAACTTTAAGTTAGCTACCTCATTCCAATAAGCAAAAGCTATTGCATAGGCAACCGTATTATTTAAATAAAAACAACTTGTTTCTTCTACAATTTCTTTTATTGGATAATTTTTAAGACCTGGACAACGATCATCTAATTCACAAGTATAAATTGGGCCTTGATGTTCAGTAAGAAGTTTAGCCATACTATCAGTTTGACCGCCTGCATCATCAGTATCTAAGAATCTAGATGCTGGATCCATCATAAATACTCTATCATGATAAATTACAGACGCTACTGCGTTAATAGCCCACACTTCATCAAAGTGAGTACCATGAGATTTTGCCAAGTTGTAATCAAACCAACTTTTTCCCATACCCACAATAGCTACAGTTTTACCTTTAAGGCTTTTAATTTTTTTCATTTTCTCTCCTTTTTTTACGAAACAGAAGTTCGCAAAGAATCGTAACGATATTCGTCTCTTCTTCCTCTAGCCTCTGCTTGGTTCTTCAATCTTAAAATTTCTAAATTAAATCTTTTTTCATAAAGACTCATCATATCAGCATCACCCTTCATAAAAGTGTAGGCTTCAACTAAACATCCATATAACAAAGCGTTTCTTGCATTTTGAGAAATCCACGTACCAGATGTTTGACTTGTTAAACTGCTAGGATCATACAGATAATGAAGCTCGACATTGTAATCTTGATCTGGAACAGGAGAAACAATAAGAGTAGATCCATTATCTGAACCTGTAGAAAGTTCTTTATCAAAGTCTGCATAGTACAAAGGCCTTCCTCTTTCTGAAGTAGCCGTTGGATCTGGAGTATATTCCCGCATAAAACTTGTATGTTTTTTATCTAAATAATGATAGTCTCCATTACCGTCAATTACAGCTAATGAAAAACTTAATTGAAAGTCTGAAGGAGCTGTAAGATATGTATTGCCAGTAGTTAAATTTCCAGTAACGTTTTTTCTAAAAAAATCAAATTGAACTAACTCAAAAATTCTTTCTTCAGTATTTACTATAAAATCATCTAAGGTTGCAACAAAAGTAGTCTCACTATTTTGTACATAGTTTTGTATTAAAGTTTTTAATTCAGCTAATGTCATGATGTAATAATTGTAACGCTTCCTAATGATGATGTCATTTTAGAAATTACAAAGTTTGTTGGTAGCGTTGAAGGATTCATAAAATCATCTTGATAAATACTAGAACTGGTAACTACCACAAAACCTTCTCCAGCTTCCGCGTCATTATTTGGTCTTGGTTTATACAAAGCTTCAGGATCTGAAACATGAGGCTCTGGTTCTAATTGAGGGTGTTTTGGCTCATAACACTCAGGGCAAACTTTAAAGCCTGTCCATTCTTCCTTTAATTCACTAAGTTTATATTCAAAAGAACATCTATCGCATAGCGCTATTGCAAATTTGCCAAGTGCGTAAGCCATTTTAATTCATCCTAATACTTGGTCGTATTTTAAAAGAAGCCCTATCTTCATCTTGATCGGCAGCTCTTCTAAATTCTTCTTCATACAAAGCTTTTAACTGAGGTGTTAATTGTGGTGCTTTTTTTAAAGATAGATAATAAGATAAACCTGCGACAAAACAAGGGTAAAACCTAAAAGGCATATCCATAGTATTTGTTGCAGCGTCAGCATCATCCATTCTAATAATTTTGTTAAATACTAAAATATCGGTAGAATTTTCTGGGGTTGGCCACACTTTTAAAACAGGAGAAATTGTTTTGTCTAAAAAGTATTGAGACGGTCTAGCTTGAGTTTCTTTGTTGGGTATATTTAAATATTCAGATCTTCCAATTCTACTAATAGAAATATCAGTTTGAACATTATTAACCGTTCTTCTAACTACAACATCTAAAATATCTATTACATTAGAATTTAAAGTATAGTTAGCTGTTCCCTGAGTAACCGTTTGGGTATCTTGTTCTATTGTCCATTGATTTAAGCCTCTGTTAGCCCATTCTGCAAGCATTAAATTAACACTTCTTATTGCGGTTTTTAAATCATATCCTGTTCTTAATTCAAGACCACAGCGCTCGTAAGCTTCTTCAATAAACTCTGTTACGTTTGGCTCAAAATTTGTACTGTTTGAAGTTGCCATCTATTTCTCATATAAATTGTTAAATGTAATTGATGGATCTAAATAACTTTCATGACCTTCAGCAGAATGCGCCCATTGTGACGGCTTAAAATCTGGAGGTCCTTCACCTGTAACCCATAATGCAGGACTTGTTGCCCTTACTCTGTTATTTGGTAAAGCAATCAAGTTACCTTTCCATTCACAATCCTCAGTTATATATAATACATGAGATTGTTTGTGTTGTGCAGGGTCATCTGCAATTTCATTATTGGTGTAATCAACCGTAAATAAATATTTGGCTGTATAAAACTCTGCTCCTATTTTTGCTAGCCAAGGAGAAGAGCTTACCCTGTCCATTATTACAACCGAATGATCTCTTGATTCACAATCCCAAGGTTGAACTAAGTGATCTTCCATAGGTTTTGGAAAATCTTCCATAGGAATATCAGCAACTAATCCTTGAATAGGCATTCTGGCCCACATAGCGCCCCCATGAATGTTTCCTTCATCCCAGTCATCACAATTAGCCTCTTCCCCAGTAAATACAACCTGGAAGCTTAGAGATCTATCTGGAATGGTGTTTACAGCTATTGCAAGCGCATGTATGTACTCATCTTGGTACTTTTGATGATTGTGAGTAAACTCTCTCCTAACCCAGCATTTAAAATGTGGGATGTTACTTATAAGATGTGGCACTAATTAGCTTTGATCAGCTCTTCTTCTGTTTGCATTTCCTGCTATTACAGATCCACCTTTAGATTTATACATCATGCTTCCACCTTTAGACTGCTTCATTACGCTTCTGCCTTTAGATTTTTTCATAATGCTGCTGTATTTTGTATTTTTCATTATTTTTTACCTTTAGCTTATTGTGGTTACCTTTCTTTTATTGTCCATTACTTTACCACATCCTTTAGCAATAAACCCACCATTAAATTTTTTGATTCTATTTTGTTTAGCCATAGCTCTTTCAATAGCATCACCTCTTTTCTTTTCATAAGAAGTTTGAACACCATCATCCATACCAAATTTTTTACTCATAGGTCCTCCTGTAAACTTTTTTTGCCAGCTAATTCTTTCTGGTCCTTTTTTCTTTTTGGCCGCTGCATTGCATTGAGCCTTTGTTGGTCTACATGCAGGGTATGGTCTTTTAGATTTTGTAGCTGACTTTCTACCACATGGTTTGCCAGTTTTACAGTCTATCCAACCTTTACCTTTGTTGCGTGAAAACCACTTTTTTAAACCTTCTTCAGCCATTATCGTTTTCTATTATTCATAATGCAACCTTGACCTCTAATGCCCCCACCAGCTGCTTTTTTAACTCTGCTTTTGTTGCCCCAATTTTTAGCGCCAACTTTACGGCACTTAACCAAAGCACCACTTGCATAAGCAGATGGCCAAACTTTATATCTAGATTTTACTTTGTTATAACAAGCATCTTTTTTAGTAGCCATTTAACATTTCCACCTTCTTCTTGCTTGACGTATTCTTGAATTAGGATCGTTTCTAGTTTTAGCTGAACTTCTTTTAAGTTGCCCAAGTGATCTAGCGCAATAAGACTTACGTCTTTTAGCTGCTGCACTTCCTTTTTTAACCTTACCAGTTACAGCTGTTTGAAGTTTAGATCCTGGATTAGCTTTACGATAAGCGGCTACACCTTTTTTGGTCATACCAGCGCCAGACTTAGTAGGTCTATAGTTAGCGCCTTTGCCTTTGGTTGTTCTGCGTATAGGTTTTGCTCTTTTTCGCTCTGCCATAATTAAGCGTTTTCTATATATAAAATATCTAGTCCTGCTGAAATTGCAATATCAGCATTTGAAGAACTACCTATAGCTCTTACTTCAATATCTGTTTTTTCTTCAAACTTTAAAGGAAAATTATATTTTTGCGTTACTGTATCTAAGACGGTTGTAAATTTATCTTTTACATTAAAGACACCACCATCAGGTCTAGCAAGAACTGTTACTATTCCGTATTTATTATTGGCTTCTGTTGCTACGGTTATATGAGTTTCATATAGATAAGCTGTATACCCTGCTGGCACTGTCCAAAGCGCCATAAGCGTTTGATTGTCTCCTATAGCCACAGTTGCGTATTTATTGGTAGGTACTCCACTTGAAGGGGTAGCCTCAGTTCCTACATATAAAACACCAGCATTAGCACCGCCACTACCTGCTGTTAGAACCTCTATTCTGTTTACTCTTATCCAATTACTAGCGTCACCGAGTTGTACGCCAGTTTGTCCGTCTAAGTCAACAGTAACTGATACTTCATTATAGTTAGCATCAAGACCTGAAACTTTTGCAGTTCTTGCGCCAGTACCAGCTACATCATCATTTGTTGATGAACTTGATATATAAAGAGTGGAAGCAGAAGATAGGTAGGTATATAAACCGCCTTGCGCCCAAATGGTTTCTAAGGAATCAACAACTAGTGGATTAAAGCCAAATTTAAAGTTAGTTTTGTGATAAGAAATCTGGCCTCTTGAGACTTGTAACTCAAAAGGCTCAGTTGTTCCTACTCTTGATATTGATGACTTCTCAGCCATGACTAAGAATGAAAAACAGTTACTCT